ACATGTATGTATTCGATGACGTGCTGTGGGACTACACTTCTGGTATGGTTGTGATAGCTGCGGAAGATCTGCTTGAAGCACAGATGTTTGCCTACGAAGCGTTCAACTACCGCAAGGAGAATACGCTGGCAGACTTCCTGGAACAACAGGCAGGCTTCAACCTAGCGGATGGCGTGTATCCGCTGGCACCGACCGTGAACAAGGGCGTTCTGCACTCCGTACACGGTGGCGGTTGAATAACCAACCACTTGACAGGGCTATCCTTTGAGACTATACTGCAAGAACAGTAAGCAATAAGGAGTTCAAAGATGTTCCAAGAACGCTGCCAACAGATCAAGGCCAAGATCAACCAACTGATCGCAGAATACGAACATCGTCACCCGGGCCAAAAGGTCCCCCAAATCGACATCCGCTTTGATCTCCGTGGCCGCTCAGCAGGTCAAGCAGGTCGCCGGGGTTGGAACTACTTCATGCGCTTCAACAAGGACATGATGCTGAACCAGTCTTGGGATCACTTGTTTAACGATACCGTGCCGCACGAACTGGCACACGTCATCTGCTTTGCTAACGGCAGCGACTTCGCTCACGGCCTCTTTTGGAAGCGGACCTGCATCGAACTGGGCGGTACTGGTGAGCGCTGCCACAGCGAAGCAGTGACCTACGCTAAGGGCAAGACCTACGTCTACACCACATCAACTGGCGCCACCGTAAACCTTAGCGAGACCAAGCATCGTCGTGTCCAACAAGGCGCTGCCTATCTGTTCAAGGACCGCAGCAAGGGCAGACTGGATCGTGCTTGCTCCTACAGTGTGCTTGGTACGACCACAGTGGTCAAGCCTGCTGTGAGCACTAAAGAAGTGCCCGTAGAAACACTGCTGCCTAAGGCTACACCTTGGAACTTGCCCTTGGGTGCTAGCAAAGCAGATCAAGTCCGTGCCCGTATCGCCCTAGCCAAGAGCAACGGTGAAGGCAGTTCGGCGGTAGTCAACTGGGCAGTTACGGTGTTGGGCATGACGCTAGCATTGGCCAAAACCTATGTCAAGAACAATTGGTCAAAGGCCTGAGGCGGTGGAGGGGCTTTCGGGCCCCGGTGGTTGGAGGAGGGCATGGGGGGCTGTAACACACAAAGCTTACAGCAAGCTTACAAACCGCTTGCCAAAAAAGTCCCCATAGTTAGACTGTATCACCAGGGGCCGAGATCTCAAGACCTGGAAAAAATTTTGCAGCAAAAATTTTAGTTATACTATATAGGTCGGTCTGTGCTGCCCAAACGTGCAAGTATATTAATAGCACGTTGTCTAAGGTTCTCGGTAAATTCTTGTTCAGTAAGTGTACCTTTAGCAAGATTGCATTTACGGCAAGTTACTTGTAGATTCTCTCTAGTAGTCAGTCCGCCCTTAGATTCTGGTATAACGTGGTCCAAGTGTATTTCTTTATCCTGTAGATCTTCGTCGCAGTAGACGCAACGGGGTCCGTCTCTTTCTATAACTGATCTACGTAAGTTTAGTGGTATATATTGTTTCATAGTTAAAACAATATTTAAGTAGTATTTAAAATCAGGTTTTAAAATCTTTTTAAAAATTTTTTTTTATTGTTCTATATATAGGTTTTCTACTAGTAGTTTAGTATAAGTAGTAGGAGTAGTAGGGTCAGTAATATGTTATATGTAATAAGTAATGCCGAAGACAGTTTAGTCAAGTTATTTGCCGATGATCCGGTACGTCCGGGTATAAGTGTTGGGTTCAGGTGTCATAGTCCTGACAATTGTGTATTTGTCTTATTAGATGGGTTCGATAATCCTGAAGCTGTATTATGTTGTAGTTTCAAGAGTTATGTGCCCAGTAGTCTAGATCAGTTAATGCAGTTTGAAAGTATAAGTAGCCGTAATGCCATATTTTACAGTGTATGGAGTTATAGTAAGGGTAGTGGGCGTCGTATAATACCGTTAGCGCAAGCGTGGATACGTAGTAACCGTTCGGAAATAGTAGGGTTTTACACGTATAGTCCGCCAGGAGAGCGGGTGCGTGATTTTCATTATAGTCTAGGTGCGCGATTATACAGAGAAAATGTTGACAGTATCAATTATGTATACGGGTAATAAATAGTATAATCATGAGAGCAAAAGAATTCGTTATTGTTGAAGCCACATTAGCCAGTGCCAGTATAAGCAGTTGGCCCATGTATTTAAATAGATTAAGTGATCCCAGTATAGTTCCCAATGTAAGTCTAGGTGATCGAGGGCAGTTAGGTAGTAATTTAGTCATTGATCCCAATAGTATAGCCCTTATCAAAGGTTTAAATCAGCAGTTAAGTACCGCCACGGACAAGTTAAGTGTCCTAGTTCAAATCAAGGGAACGGAAATCAGTTTTCAAGGTGGTAGTAGGGCTAGGATTGGGGATATATTCAAGAGTAGTGAATTAAAGGGTAAGGGTGGGCAAATAAGGTTAATGGGATTAGTAAATGAAGCCTTATTAGGGATAGCCATGTATGCCAAGTTAATAAACCGTCATGGTGATTTTATCAGTGCTGTCAGTAATGAGGACATATGGGCGGTAGTAGCGCAGATCAACCCCAATGGTGGGCAAACCATAAGTCAGCAGTATCATGATCGTGATCACAGTGTCAGTGACACCATTAATTTAAGTATATCTGTTCCTTCTGATGTACAAGCGTTTTTAGTTGATCCCAATAATCGTGTTCAATTAGAAAGTGAAGTCAGTAGTTGGGTAAATTATGTCAATGATAGTCTAAGTCAGCGATATGCTGATGCCTTGTATTTAAACAACCGTCCTGATTCTATAACAGTTGAGTTAAGTGGAAAAGAGGGTGGTAAGATTGATGTAAAGGTCAATGTATTAGACAGTCAAATGCAGGCCACACGTAAATTAGAGCAAGTCAAGTTAAGTGTAAAGTTAAGTAATAGTCTAATTGGTCAAAAAGCTCGAGGGAAGAATGTCAAGGAAGTATATGATAATCTAGTTGATTTATTCAAGTTTTTTGATGTTGATTTATATGGTCGTGAGTCTTCTCAGATCAGTAATGGTGGGGATGATGGTTTCATCAAAGCAGCCATTGAGAATGGTGCCATGGCCAGTGGGTTACAAAATCAATATGTCAATGCCATGGTTATTGCCTACAAGCAAGTAGTTGATCAATTGCAAGTTCAAACGGGGTCGGTAAGTCAAGATGCTCGATTAGCCAGTAAGATTAGTAAATTTGTGGATCATCATGCCACTGAGCACAACCCCAATATACAAGTAATTGAAAAGGGTATAGATGGTGATTATCGTTTATTAAGTTACCGACAATTAGAGAATGTATTCAAGAAATCAAATATAGAGCTTGCTGTAGAGTACCGTAAGCGTGGTAGTGATCGATATGATGGGCAAGAGTTTCCTAGTATTATATTTTATGATCGAGTTCGTGGAACCAAAGATGGTAAGTTATTAGAAATAAGATTCAGAGTTCGGGGTAATTATGCCAATCACATAGTTGAGCCCGGAGTTTTATTAAAAGATTTAGCTGCCTACAGAAGGTTCAAATAATTTCGAGTTCTAAAATTTTTTTGCAGCAAAAATTTTTAGGGTACTATATAGACCGATTATTTGTTGTAGATCTGTTTTAGTAAATGTTTAGCTATAGGTAGGTCTACAGTTCGTCTATCTTTGTTTTTAATTCTATAGTGTGTGATATAGAGATTTCTATATTTGTTCAATGATTCTTCAAAAGTTGCAGGGTCATAAGAGGTATAGTTTTCCAATACTGCCTGAGTTTTGGGCATAAATTCTTGTAGTGTAATACCTAGATCGTATTTAATATAATGACTAAGTGCAAAGTCTTCGCTAAATGTTTTAGTCATAACGTCGGGTTTATCGATAATAAAGTTTTTCACAATATCTCTAGTAATAATAAGATCTGTGCCCGATATATATTTTTCGGCTTTAGTAATTTCGTCGTTAAGTATTTCTCTCATAGTACCTATGGCAAATTTTTTCAAAGGAAAATTTTTCATAAGTAGTTGTTGTTTTGGCAAGTCCCAAAGGGTAGTCAAGTTAGTTCTTATAACAAAGTTATAGTTATAAATTTGATCTATATAGCGGAAAGCTTCTAAAGTTTTTTCCAACATAGAATGTTCTCGTTGTTGTTTAGTAGCAGTTTCGTTTATATATTCTTTTATATGTGGGAAATGTAGATCGTTAGGGTGTGATTTAGATTTCAGTGAATCACCGTAGACAAAGTGTACCTTAAAGTATGGAAACAAGTTGCAATATTGTAGCCAAATATCTTTAAATGATTGATAAAAGGGTAAATCGGTAGCTATAACAAGTATAATAGTATCGGCCATAATTTTTAATTTAATAGTTTATAGTATTTTTCTAGCATAATTAGAGCAACGTCGTAGTCATCAGTAACAGGTATAGCAGTACCGCCGGCACGTTGCCATTCTTCTATATTGCTAGGTTTATCGTCTACCAGTATATCTCCGAGACGTGCATGATGTTGTTTATCTTTAGCATAGGGACCAAATCGTACAGTTACGTCCGGAAAGTGTTGTTGCATCCAAAGTATTTTATCGTAGATGCAATCGGGCATATCGTTATTTTTGGGGATAGCAGTCAACATATAGAGATTCCAACCTAGATTATCTCTAAAACGTCTAGCCAAAGACATTAATTTATCTGCCTGGGGCATTTTTGGAAGATCTCTATAAAAATGTGGATCTTGAGTAATTTGTTTCCATTGTTCGGGTGACCAACGACCGTTAGATTTTGCTGTGTGTCTTTCTTGATCTGTTGGGTTAAATTTTTTAATCACCGCGCCGTCAAAATCTGCAACAACTCCGTCCATATCGATATATATTGTATGTTTAGGCATAATTTTTGTTGATTAGTTAAATATGGATATATACTAGTATTAGTTATATAACTTTGATGACAAATATAAATTATTTCGGATATTTACTAGCTGCACACCCCAAAAGGCCTTATGACCTTTTAAACAATTCTGTGATATTAATTTTCAAGCATGAAAAATCAGGTGCATTAGGATTGCAACTTAACAAGCCGTTTACCAATGGAGCCAGTTTAAATTCTGTAATGGAAAATTTAGGCATGGATTCTACATTTGTTGAAGATCCTTTATATTATGGGGGAGAAAACAATGGTAACAGAGTATATATTGTTCACACACTTGATTGGTATACATCTTCAACATTAAAGTTTAATGATACCATAGGTTTAAGTGGTGATTTGAGTATACTAACTGCATTAAGTCAAGGAGAAGGTCCGTCACAATATAGAGCCATGGCAGGGTATAATTTATGGAGTGCAGGCGAATTAGAAAGTGAAATAAATTCTTCAGATAACATAGCATTAAGTTGGAGTCAAATACCTGCTACTAATGAATTAGTATTTGAATTTGATGGTCAAAATCAATGGAAAAATGTTATCACTGAAGCCAGCAAATTGCAGGTATCTTCTTGGTTAGCTTAATCTTTTTCACTGTTAATTTGAGCTAAAATATTTCTAATATCCATAACTTTTTTAGGGCTTGATGTAGTTTCTTGATTTGGTGCTGTTTCAATTTTGCTAGAGCGTTTTAGGGCTTGTGCAACATTGCTAGTTTGCATTTTTTGTTGATTAAAGCTAGGTTCTTCATCTTCGCCTAAATCTGTAATACGTAAAGTATCAACATTAAATTCTAAATCCACTTTTTGACCCACACCTGAGCTAGAACGAGTTTTCATAAATTGTATTTGATATCTGCCACGTTCTTTCATAGCACGACTAGTAAAGATACCGATCACGTTATCAGCTGTTTGAATCTTACTCAGACCACCTGAAATGTGACTATGATCGAATTCGATTTCTTCTACGGCACTTCGATTCAGCTGACTAGCTGTAACTGTAATACATTGTGTTTCCATAGCCAAATTACGGATCTCTTCTGACACGTATTTGTCTTTAACAAACAGATCACTAGGACTTACCTTCACACTTAGAGGCATCATTAAATCCAGGTAATCTATTAACAAAACGTCTGGTTTTTGCCCCTTTTTGACCTGATATTCCTTCAAATAGGCGCGAATATCGTTACAATTTTTTCCTGAAGGCATATACTTAATCTGTATGCTTCCTGCACGTTTTTCCGCCATTTTAACCTTCAATTCAACGTCGTCGATTGATTTAAAAATCTCTCTAGTTGAGATGCCGGTCATCATACTATCCAGTCGCATAGCCACTAGATTTTCACTAAGTTCAAAAGTCAAGTAGACTACGTTCAATCCCAACATAGCCCAGTTCACACCAAGGTTAGCTAGGAATAGACTTTTGCCGCCGCCCGATGCTGCTGCAAAGATATTAAGTTCTCCTCGATTAAATCCGCCGTAGAGTTTCTTATCTACTGAAGGCCAACCTGTTGAAGTTTGTCCGTTATTATTTTTAATTTTCTCAAGTCTAGAGCGAGGATCTTCAAAGTAATCTGTACCCATATCTTTGTTAAGACTAATTTGGATAGCGTCTTTGATTAGTTTTTCTACAGGGCCGTAATCACCTTTTTCCAGTAAGTCAGCGGATTTTAGAATAGCACGTTCTAGTCCTTTATGTCGACTAAAATGTTCAAACTCGTCCATGAGCCATTCATAGTTTTCTCTAGGTAACGATAGTGTTTCTAGATTACTTCCACAAGTAGCATTAACAATTCTAACTTCGGGCATGACCTTATATTCATCAACATATTTGTTAATGAACTCAGCAACATTTTGTAATCTTCGATCAAAGTTTTCCGGGTCAAAAATATTTTGACAGCGGATAAATGTTTCTGCGTCCGACAAAAACATTTCCAGATATAATCTTTGTGTGTCTAAGTTGTAATTAGGTTTATCCATTGAGTGCTTCTAGTTTTTTCTTTAGTAGTTGTATTTTTATCTCGTTTGTTTCTCGATAGTGTAGAATTGTGAAAAGTGTGTACAATCTACCATAATGTTTAACTGCATCTGCTGCGTCTTTAATATGTTCTTCCCAAGGCGGTAAGCTCACTGTCCAATGATTGTCAAGTGCTGCCTGAATTAATTTAGCGCCCGGTTTATCTCTATCAGGTACAACAATGACTTCTTTGCCCAATGCATTAATTCTAGAGCATTGTGTTTCGTTAGGGTCGTTGTGCATAACAGCGATGCCATCTATAGCAATAGCATCGAATTGTCCTTCTACTACTATTACGTATTTTCTATCGTAAGTTTGATGGTCAATATTGAATACATAGCCAGGTTGAGTGTCTGTTAGGTATTTTGGTTTACCATCTCCTATTTTTCTTCCTGTCCAACCTACAATTTTACCGTTATGATAAAATGGTAATATCACTCGATCTCTGTAGCCGTTTTCGGGGCTCCAATGCCACGGATACCAATCCCACCCTACTTTGCGCTCATTTGCCAAATATTTAATTACATCGAGTAGTTCAGTATCTTGAGCGCCTTCGGCTACCCAAGTATCTATAGGCAAACAGTTATCGGGTAAAGTTCGTTCTTCAAGTTCAAATTTAATTGTTGTTTTATTTCCAGGTTGATCCTGTTTATTTTGTAGTGCAATAAAAGACAGTTTATCAATTTCAGTATCAGAAAGTCCTAGCCATTTAAAAAGGCTTTTAGTATTTTTTGATAAAAGATGTCCAGTGCTCCATCCTGCTTTAAAGTTGCAATTAAAGCAGTGATATTGGAAGCCACCGTTGGGATTTAGTAGTATTCCACCACGTTGACGATTATCTTTAGATTCACCTCTATTATGGCAACAAGGAGCGTTAAAGCTAGTCCATCCGCTAGGAGTTAGCTTTTTCTTTGGAGGCAATAGTGCTTGTAATGCTGCTTGTATCTCACTCATCCTACTATTTTAACTTCTATACAGTGCTTTGTCAAAGCTTCCGTAGTAAGCAGGATTATCATTATCTGGATCTGTAGGTCCTTGTGCAGGTATATGTTTTATTCGAACAAAGCTATAAACGCCGTTAAAATTGACATAATCGATACCTGTAAAACCGTTGTAGGTACGTTCTTCTACGGTGCTGTAGTTTGAGTTAACGCCAGGAGTGTTATCTAAAGTTACCTGAATTTGTACAGTGCCTTTATAGTTTGTCATGTAGCAGGCCACAGTATGCAAAGCTGTATTACCGTTGAATTCCGGATTTGCGTAGACATTTCCGCTTTTATGCTCGTACTTAAAAATTTGATCGTTATAAGTTTTAGTAAAATTAGTTATTTCTTTACTATCTTGTAATACGGGATATATATCTTGACTTAAGTGTAGGGTTCCGGCCATTCCGTAATAAGTGTTGCTATAAGCAGGCAAGTAAGTGCCGTCTGTATCTTGTAATTTAATAGCGTATTGATAGCTAGTTCTAGTTAGATCAAGTGTATCGCTTTCAGTCAAAGTTAGTAGAGCCAAACCTTTAGTGGAAGTTGTGCCGGCGTCGATAATGGAAAGATTTTTTTCTATAATCAGACGTTGATTTACGGCATCAAACATGCTGAATACAAAAGTTTGTGTATTGTAGATTCTAAGTTTTTTTTGATCGCTGTTCTTAAATTGGATACGAACTTGATTTTTTATACCTTTTTGAATTTTTAAATCACGTTGATACATAACCTGATTCACTCCCCGTGTCATGGTGTCCAAATCTAGTGTTACATCTAGTGTGTTCGAATATAAATAGACTGGTAGATTTTGCATAGCAATAGTATTTATTGAATATAATGAAAGACAAGTTTCAAATTAATTATCCGTTTTTAAGTTGTATTAGATCCAACAATAAGGAATATATCGGCATCATTGTCAATTTTGATAGTAATATAGTCAGCATTTATGATATATCGATGGTAAGTGGGGAAGAAGAAAGAAAATTTTTCTTAGAGATGGGAGACACGTGGTGGTGGGAAAGTAATCGTAAAATTCCCATCAATATATTTCTAAAGAAAGAAATGATAGTATTTAGGCCTTTTATAAAAACATTCAATGCCAAGGATGTTGATTTATTATTCGGACCTATAGTAAATCTAAGTGATATTGCCGAAAAGCGTGTTAAAAGAAAATCAATTCAATTAGTTAAATCTGTTAAGAATATTCGTAGCCAATAGATTCACATATTAAGTTCATCTGTACAATAATCGCCAATGCATATGCAACTGCGTGAGATTTCTTAAAATAGTAATCATTATTATCAGGTTTTACCCAAACTTCTTTTAAAATTTGATCCCAAGGTTGATGAAGCAAGTGTCTTTTTGCCGGGCGAATTAAGGCCAGTACTGCTGCCAGTTGTTCGACATTCTTGGGTTTCAAGGTTCTCAAGATATTCCCATGTCCGTTTAGATGAAACAGTAGATTGATGAATTCGTCTTGCTCTAGTAGATCCCATAGTGGTTCAGTCTCCATAAGTTTTATTAAATGTTCTTCGTTTTTTATATTTTTATAAATGTTAACGTTAAGAAAATCTAATTTAAAATATCCTCTATCCTCTGCTGTTTTGTAATCAATACTAGCAAGATTATTTAAAGGATTAGTAGGTATTTGTTGACAATAAACACCAGTGTTGTGTTTTTTAACAAGATCTTTTTCTATAATTGAAGCAGGTATATGTTCAATTATATTTAATATTTGAGTTCTATCGTGAAAGTCAATATCAATATCAGGCATTTTTAATTGTTTCTATATCTTGAGTTGTTAAAGTATAAACACCTTGATGTTGTACGGAAATTGCCGAGCATTTGTTTGCATAAATTATAGCAGTTTTAATATCATTTGTCAGTAAGAAAAAGTAAGTCAGTGCTGCCAAAAATGTATCACCTGCTCCGCAAACGTCTACCATTTCTACTTTTTCTGTTGGGAATATTTGGTTATTAAATTTAGCTCCCTTATCGCCTAATGTTATTATCAGATTGTCGCAATGTGATATGGAACTTTTACTTTCTTGTTCATTAACCTTTACATAGCATCCTTCAAATTTTTTCAAATCTGATTTTTTACTATCGATAAAAATTGGTCCTTTATATAGCAATCTAATTTCAGCTATATTTTCGTAGGTCACAAAACCTTTGTTATAATCACTGATAACAATAGCATTATACTGATCAAATGCTAAAGATTTAAAATTAGGATTAAATGGCGAGCTTATTTTATCTTCATCTACTCGAACAATATGTTGTTTACTACGTTCATCGATATATCTACGTTTGATTGATTTTTTGCCGCCGGTCATAAAATCAACATCACAGTTAAATGCTTCGAGATTATCTTTAACATTAGCTGCCATACCATATTTTGAATTCCAATGTGTTATTTTTAACACAGGAACAGGTGCTTCGGGATTTAGTCTATCACAAGTACCGTAATAGTATTCATCTATGCAACTATCACCTATTAACAATATCTTGAATTTTTTGTGTAGTTGAGTATTTGTTAAGTCTATCATAAAAGATAATTTGTTTACAAAATTCTGAACCTATAATTGGTTTATCTATATAGTCGCTGCCTTTGATCATTAGATCCGGTTCATAATTTTTTATATAATTTCTCAGTTCATCATCTGTATCAAAGATATCAACTTTATCTACAGACCTCAATGCTGCTAATAAGCTAGCTCTTTCATATTCGTTGTTTATCGGTCTTTCTGGACCTTTTAATTTTTTAATTCTATTATCACTATCAATTAACACATAGATATAAGAATCAGGATAGGACCTGGCATATTCTAAAAGACGTAAATGTCCAACATGAACAATATCAAATGTTCCGTTGACAATTATTTTTTTCATATTTGATAGTGTTTTCTTAATTTAGTAACATCTGCTCTGGTATAGGATTGATATTGAGTTTTTACATGTTCGGGCATAGGAATATACTCTATAGTTGCGTTATATTTTTTTGCTATTTCTTGTGCCACTTCTTCAAAAGATTTTATTTTACCTGTTCCTACGTTCCATATGCCAGTTTCTTTAACATTTAAAAATGTTTTATGAACATCTATCACCGTTTCAACAGGAACAAAATCTCTAAAGAATTTATCAGAATTTTCAAAAATTTTAATTATACCGGTTTCTTTTGCCTGTTTTTCAAATTTATGATAAGGACTAGCTTGATCTCCTTTATGATCTTCATGCGGACCGTAGACATTAAAATATCTAAAACCTTGAACTACTATTTTATCAAAATTTTGAGTAGTAACATGTCGGTCAAATAGGTATTTGCTCCAAGCATATGGACTACGAGGATCTACTGGACCATCTTCTCTAAATTCGTTTAATTGACCATATATACTAGCACTACTAGAATATTGTAAATTAACACCATGCAATTGACAAGATATTAATATAATACAACTAAAGTCATGATTCTGTCTCATAACTTTTTCAACATTTCTTTCAGTAGTGGAACTTAATGCGCCGAGATGTATGCACCAATCAAGACCTTCAAACTCTGGGGGAGGATCTCCCCATTCGTAAAATGTTAATTCGTGATCATCTTTCAATGCAGCAGTTAAATTCTGTCCTATAAATCCTTTATGACCTGTAACTAATATTTTCATTTTTGACTATCACCTTTTGCTACACGATAATTATCACTTACACTATCTGGTGTGCTAACTTCTATAATTGTACCTTCTTCTAAACAAAAGATCTGATGTGGGAATAGAGGTTCATTCCTCCATGTATCATTTACATTTAATTCTTTTTGATGTTCGGTAGCATCTCTAGTATCGATATATTTTACAAGAAATTTGCCAGATAGTACAAACCAAGTTTCATCTTTTTCTGCGTGAAAGTGCATACTGAACCGCGCATCTTTATTGAACTTTAAAAGTTTACCGCAATATTTGTCATTGGTAGCCCAAATGAGTTCATGACCCCATCCTTTTTCTACAAATCCTTCCAATCTCATTTATCGTCCTCTACTTCTATCCAAGTATGGTCACCTAACCATTTTACTCTAGCTATCCAATCATATCCTTCAGTTACTAAAGAATCATTAGGTCCGTGATGACACAAAATGGTTTTTTGTTTTCTTTTATCAAATGCTAGCCAATAGCATTGATCATGATAAACTTGGAATTGATATTCGGCAGCATGTACTGCATCAGTAATTTCTAATCTTCTTTTTAATTGTTCAGCCTGTCCTTGCAATACCTTAACGAGATCCATAATGCGATCATATTCTTGTTGTGCATATAGACGTGCAACATTAAGCATTATATCTTTTTGCTTAGTTACAGGTACTAGGTCAAATTTAGGACCTCCGGCCTCAGTAGGATAAGGAGTGACATTTCTATTGAAGAATGCTACTAAATTTCCACTAGAAGTAGAATCATAGCTATCTCTACCTTTTGCAGAATTTAGTTTTTCATCGATCATAGTTCCCCACTTTTTGCCATTTTAAGCATTAGACTATATTGTTCATATGCTTTCTTTACTGCTGGATACTTATCTTTTAAATATCGTTCTTCTTCTTTTTGCTGCATGATTGAATCAAAAATGCCGTAATGTCCGCGTTCGTTCATATGATTATAAACTTCGGCTTCAAATCTTGCAATGCGTTCTAATTCACTTTCGGCAATCTCTAGAGTATATAGTTTTTCTGTCTCAAATCTGAGTGTTTCTTCTTTTAGAAATTTATTATAATCTTCTGGAAATTGAAATAGAGCTGTATTAAATCTAGTATGTCTATGTGCTCTTTTAGTATCATCAATAATTCTAATTGAGTGATCTTTTAGAAAGTTTCTAATGTCAATCATTCTATCCCAATCTCTTTACAAATTTCTTTTACTAGTGCAACATCAGCAGGAGTTTCTTTAAATTTTTTAAACCAATACTTGGCTTCGAATGCCGGAGCAATCATAGATATTTGCTCGTCATTCATTTTTTGAATCATGTCTTTTCCAGCTTTGCTATTTAATATTACCCAACAGCTAATATGACCGTTTAAGATATCGTATACTGCTTTATTAAGACTAACGTAATTAAAGTAATGTGCAAATTCTGCGTTATGTTCGTCGGCCCATTCCATCATAGTTTGAATAGTTCTTTGTACAGCAGATTCAACAGGTTCAGTTTTTAGTATTTCGAACAAATATTTTTCGTAAAGTTTATCCTTACACCAATTATCTAATTTTTCACCGCTTTTGATAACGTAGTCAATAAATTTATCAGGATAAAGTGGATTTACATTATTAATAAAACTGCCAAATTTAACAAATGCGTTATAGTAACTGCTATCAGCAAATTCGTCATAGGTCTTTGATTTTTTAGAATTCTGAGTTAATTCCCAAAATCTATTATAGGCCATAAAACCTGCCTGAACACGTTTTTCATCTTTTTGTAAAGCACGACGTTTACGTTCACACATATGGGCCACAAGAGTTTTCTCTTGCATAAATTTCTTTTTGCAATGAATGCAAGTATGAGGTTGTTCTACTAGTGCTATCATTTTACTTCCCATGCCCAATGTACTACAACCCAATCTGTTAGACAATCTTCAAAACAATAGTTACTATCTACAGTTTCTTGACCGAATTTTTTACACATTTTTTCGTACCAATAAGGGTAATATTCTTTTCTAATATCTTCTTCCGACACGGTTGCAACGTAGTCGTCAACACCCGGTTCAGTTTTGTATTCATTATAAGAAAAATATCTCATTCGTATTCTTTTCTTTGTTTTTTATCAAAGCCCATTTTATCAAATAGCTCATTACAATCGTCTTTAGACATCATGCTAGCTAACAATTTTATATCTTCTAATTTACGACTTGGATAAATTTCAACAAGTAGTTTTTCAATTTTATTTGCTTTTTCTTTTTTTCCTGCTGCAAGATAAGGATGATAAGTAGGTATTCCTGCACCAGTAGACGCAAATAGTTTCCATAGTAAAGGTTTATGATTTTTGCTTAAAGTCCAATGATGTTTATTAACACATTCATTAGTCATTTCAAGAAACCATTCTTGGATATCTTTATCGCCCTGTACGTTTGAAGTATAGCGCATGAGAATATAAGGACTAAATGCCTTACGTTCTTCATCTGTTAGATTATCATAAAAGTTATAATTTTTTGTATCTACTGCCTGAAGTTCGCGTTTGATATCAAGTTTTGCTGTTGCCATATTATACAGGATGCCAAAAAAGAGGTTCTTGTTTTTTACTTAAATGATATATTAGTTTAGCATTATCTAGTGCTTTTTGTAAAGCAGGATTATTTTTGCCTTCGATAATAATTTTTTCCCAAAGCTCTGATTCATCTCTAAGGGTTCTATCGTAATCTCTACCAATCTCAAACCGTGTGTTCAATGGACTACCTGCTTCTCGAGCATAAGTTATACCATCTGCTTTTTCGTAAATATAAGTTGCGCCCGGTTTAAGTTGGCCCATAATTTACCAGCATTTAGTGTAATCTAGCAATTCACTTTGTCTGCTTACTTCTTTAACAAAGTAAGTACATTGTGGTTTATCGCCAGAATGTAAAGGTGTACATAGTAATTGTCCCGAACGCATTTTTGGAAAGTACCATTTAACTTCTTGATAAACGTCAATAATATCAATATCTAAAAATGCTGGTCTAAAACCTGATAAGGGGTTAAAGCAAAATGTTTTAAATCCTCTATCGTTAAGACTAGTCAATGGCAAAATTTCCATATCCGGTCCTTCGGGATCTCCTACAACTGTGCACCAATCAAGAGGCATCATTATTTCGTAAGGACCGATTTGTAGTTGAGCTGCTGGACCTGTAAAACTTTCTAAAAAGATTAAGGGAATGAAAAAATAGTCAGGATTTTGATTATCGCTATTATCTAGTATCGCGAATCTTAGATCGTCATTTACTTCTTCTGGTAGATCGTTTAAAAAAAATGTTTTGTTTTCTAATGTGAGTATTTGCATGATTATTAATTTTATTATATATACTTTGTTTTTTCAATACTAAAAGGATATTTTGCATCTTTGTAGTATTTTTTACGTTCAGTTAAATGACGTTTGGCATATTTTGTACTTGCCGTAATATCCCATATTTCTACATGATCTTTGTCTTCTGCTTTTCTAATACCTCTCCCAATGCTTTGTATAACTCTAACAAAGCTCTTTCCGGGTTCCAAAAGAACCAGATTAAAAATACGAGGAATATTAATACCCACAGCGGCCACACCGTAAGTCGCCACAATAATCTTGTTAGTAGCAGTTTTAATTTCATCGTATTCTTCTTTTCTATCTTTTGTTTTCACTTCGCCCGATATAAACACACTGTCTGGCAATTCGTTTATCATAAATTTTCCACTTTCAATTCTATCCACTAGAACTAAAGTATTACCAGAATTTGCAATTTGTTTAATCAAACGACTAATATAAGTCATTCTTTCTGAGTCGGTGACCAAATATTTTAGTTCTTCTGCATAGCTACCAAATTCTTTCCATTCGGCAGTTTGTACAATGTTTACATGGCAGTTACTCAACACGCCCTTGGCTTGTAATTCGTGAGCAGAAACTCGATGTACAACGTCTCCGATACTAGCTCGTAGTGCTTGATATTCAAAATCTTGTTTAGGGATAGTGCCAGTAAGTCCCCATCGAATAGGAGCGTTAGATAAATTTTGTGTTAGGATTTTTTTGAGGACTTCTGCCTTGGCCATATGGACTTCGTCAACCATTACGCAACGAATTCCGTCTAAAAATTCAGCTAATTTTAAGGCATCAAGTTCGTCATCATGTGATTTTTTGTCTAAAATATTCAAACTTTGCCAAGTACAAATAGTGTGAGTTCTTGTTAGGTCTTTTCTATCACCGTAGTAAACACCAACGTCCAAACCGCAGTTAACAAAGTCTTCTTCTGTTTGTTCAACAAGGCTTTTGTTAGGTACAATAGTTACAGTTTTTCCATATTTTTCGCAAATTTTTGCCAAAGTTGCGGTAGTAATGGTTTTGCCAAAACCAGTAGCAATTTCTTGTAGGCATTGAGGATTTTCTAAAAATTTATTAATAACTTCGACTTGATCATCGCGTAGACGAATAGGGTGGCCTTCAAAGCGATGTCCTTTAGGCCAGCATTTTTCACCCCAAAAATCTTCAAAAATTTCAGTAAATTTTAGGTCTGTAGCAATACGTTGATCTTCAAGTTCAATGTAATAATTTCTGCTTTCTAAAAATTCTAAAACTTGTTGAAGCATAGAAAGATAAGTAGTTCCTCCTAGCCCAAAAAATGAAATTGTACCGTCCCATCGACCTAATTTATAGGCAGGACGATAGCGAGCAGTGGGATCTTCGTACTTAAACTTTTTAACCAATGCTTTTCTAGTGTCAAGATCAAGATTTTCAATCTTAACATTAATTTCATCTTTAATTATAACTTTACATGTTGCCAAAATTTAGTTTCCTATTGTGTGTTTCTAAAATATTAATTACATTAGGTTGAAAACGCAAAAATTCTTTCATTTTATAATGTGCTGTATAAAAATTATAGTTTAACACAGAATTAAATATTTTCTTAGGTTCTAAAATAGTTTTAGGAATATGTTCGCTAATAAAAATTATTTTTGTTTTCTCAGTCACAGAAGAGTTTAATTTGTTATCTCGTACATATTCGTTAAAATCTTTACCTCCATCTGTTGGAAGTCGAAAAAGTACGCTCATTTCTGAATTATCTATATTCAGTTCGTGAAAAAAGTCAATAGTGTTTTGTAATTTTGTTAATTCTGATCCATTAGAGATTACAACAAGACATGGTAGTAAATGTTTAACAATATTTTTTAATGAATTTATTGGTTTTTCGGTTAAAATTAATGAAAATGCATCACTGGGGTTAGTTTTTAAAAATGTTCTAACTTCAGGATCAATATTGTCTGAATTAATTTCTTTATCAATTGCCTCGTCCCACGTATAGATACCTAATTTTCGTGCCATGAACAATGATTCTACCAGATCACTCGATGTAATTTTAGGAAAATGTTCAACAACATTAATAAAATTAAAATTCTCCTCATTTTTAGTGATCATGGGCACATGATGTTCGATGTTTTTTTGAATACTTTGAATTTGGTTCATGTATTTTACAAATTCATCATCACATGTGAAGTTATATTCTGGTAGCAATAACATTAAAAACTGTACACTGGCTTCTTCTAATGAAAAAAGCCATGCTCGTTCGCTATCATTCCATTGGCAATGAAAAAATTTAGGTTTTTCTTGTCTAAACTTTGTTACAATTTTTTCATCATAAGGAAATTCGACCTTTATCAATTTTATATGGGTCGGGTCGCTGATAATTTTTATGGATTGTGACAAGTTTATCACTCGGAAAGGGTATTTGAATTGAGGATTTTCAAGAAAAGGTGAAATATCAATTAACAATGCCTGTGTTAATTTTATTTTATATTTTTTCAATAATGAAACAGCCAGCTTTCCTTGTTTTTCAGTGAGATAGTTACCGAATTTAAGTTGGTCATCTAAACTTAGCATAAGTTTAAGGTCAAAAGAATTCATTCCCGCAACAAAGGAACGAGTTAAATGAGAAATAAGTGTATCAATATACATTATAATGTAATATCTTCTAATCCGGCGGTTCTCAGTTTAATTATATTGCTCAATTGCCATTGTTTGATGTCAAGAGACTTAATAATACCAAGCCATTGATTTCTTAACATGGCAAATTCGTTAATAATTATCTCCATATCAACTACGTCTGCTTCGCCATCGACATATTTTTCAACATCTCGACTGCTCAATGCACGTTGATAATTTTCTAGATACTTTTTAAAAACTTTACTGCGTGTTCTTCTTAATTCAATATTAAGGTACTCTAAAATTGCTTCAATTTCTTGAAGTTGATTGAAGCGATGTTCAACAATTCCAGGTAAAGAAGCCGAAGCCTTTTCAACATTTCCATGTATCCGAGCTTCGGCTTTAGCTGAGTTAAGTTCTTGATAAAAGTATTCTATGCAGTCAGGAAGATTAGTAATATCTTTACTAATTTTAGAATACCATGACATTAATAGTCCTCGTCGTCTCCGTAATCAACATCGTCTTCGCCATCTAAAGACTTATATTCTTCAACTACAAGGTCAATAGCCTCGTCAAGATGTGAATCGAAACCTTTAAGACCTTGAAGAGTCTCAAGTTCAACATCTTTTCCAACTAAAAAATCGACAAATTGATTTGCAGCATGTTCTTTATTCTTATCTGGTACATATTCTTTAAATGTATCCCAAATTTCAATAATTAATTCTTCGTTCATTCTGCATCCTCTGTTTCTTCTGTATTGGAAATAGTAGATTGGACAGTTGTGTTATCCCATTCTAACATAATAGTCATTAGTTTATCTTCAGACCAATTTTTGCGGAATTCTGAAACAATTTCACCTGTCTTCTTACTTACATATTGTAACTTATTTCCGCTTTTTGTCAAGACTCCCATTTTTTCAAACATGTCAACTAACCCAGAGGTGGGTGCCATGCCTGTTGAATAGGGAATTTTAACTTGAACTGATTCAAAAGGTTTAGCATAACGAGTTTTCATGATTTTACAAGCACTACGAATGCCTAGTACATCACTTACTTTGTTACCGTCTTCGTCTTCCTTGAGTTTCAACTTTTTCATTGCAACGACAATACTCGATGCATAGATAAATCCTTGACCGCCGCTAATTTTATCATCCGGATCAAACATATCCTGACTAGCATATGTGTGATTAGTTGCAACTAATCCAACATTATAACTACCAAACATGTTAACACAATTCCGAACTAGTGCTGTCAATGCCTTAGGCTTACGACCCATGTCACCCTTTAAGTCGCCTGCTTCAAACTGATTTAAATCAGTAGGAGTAAGCAACATTCCAAGTGAATCGATCACGAACAATACCTTCATACGTTCATCTTCGGGCATTGCACGATATTCTTTCATAAACTCACTAATAGTCTTAGCAACATCGTCGATCATTGCTACGTTAAGTTTAAGAAGTTTATTTTCACTAGTATCAACACCTAGTGCATGAAGCCATGCTTCGTCAAGTGCATTTTCTGTATCAACAAGGATAACATAAATGCCCTGTTCTTGTGCATGACGAATAATATTACCAGAGCAAATATAGCTCTTACCTGCACCAGATTCACCTGCAAACACCGTTACCTTACCAAGGGGGACTCCCTTGAAGAAGTCCCCGCTGATAAGATAGTTTAGGGCGTAATTGCCAGTTGAAACCCAGTCTGTAGGATCGTTAAATCCGATACCAAGTCCTTCGATAGACTTAGTGATAGATTTACGAAACTTTGAAATATCAAAGGCTTTTCCCATAACCGTCTCCTTATTGAGTTTGACGCTTACGGATCATAGCAATGATATCTGCTGCACGATTGCTAGCATCGTTGCTTGCTGTCTTCTTTGAAGAATCAGTATCGAACGGTGGCTCTTCACTTTCTACTACTGCTGGTTTCGCAGCAGTTTTAGCGGGTGCTGGAGCCGCAGCTTCAAAAGGGACGTCGTCTTCCTCTACACCTGATTTTGCCTTAGGTTGGCTAGCTGCTGTACTAGCATAGCCACTTGGCTTAAAGTATTGACCCCAACGATCCATATCAAATGCTTCGCCGTCAACGCTGGCTTCGAACATTTCCTTAATAACCTTAAGTTCAACCTCGCCTGGCTTCTTAGGTAAGAAGTCCTTAAGATTAAACAAACCATATTGATCAATTGCTGCCTTTTCATCGGCGCTAAGAGCACGTTCACGACGAGCCCAATTGCTTGTTGAATAGTCAGCATAACCGCCTTTGCTTGTCTTAGTGATCTTGAAGTCAAGCCCACGAACAAAGTCAGTAGGAAGTTCTTCGATTTCACTATCCATTAGTGCATTCTTAACAATGTTAAAAATCTGTGAACCAATGATAAAGCGACGGATAGGATTTTCAGGTGTCTTATCTTCTTGAAGCTTACTGTCAACAACAAAGCCTTGGAACAAGTAAGACTTTTTCTTCCAATACTTACGACCCATTTCTTCTAGACTCTTATCCTTAAACCAAGGACGAACTTCAGTAAGGATGGGGCAAGTTTCGTTCCACATTTCCATACAAGGAACTTGTACAGTTACTGGTTTAGAACTAGTTTCACCTTTAACGCCAGCAAAAGGCAATTTGATCATTGCACGTTCGATCCAGAAAAAAGTGTTATTTGAATCGCCGTCTGGTAGAAAACGGACTGTTGCTGTTTGACCTTCTTGAATATTCCAATGCGGGTAAATTGCATTGTCTCCGCCTGTTGAACCAGTATTAGTTTGAGCGGATTGTTGTAGTTTTGCGCGAATTTCTGCTAAAGTTGCCATAATGTTTTTCCTTAATGTTAGATTATGTTATGCCATTTCTTTAAAGCCCACTGACTAAAAAGAAAAAGTGCGTATAGGATTAACTATACACACTTTATTTATAAAAAACAACAATAATGGTTAAATTATTTTGTCAAACCTGCCAATTTTTTCAAAGCTGCCATTTCTGGTAATGGACCTTTTGGACCGCTAACTCCACCTTGACTCTGAGTGAACTTCATTTTATCTTTTAGTCTTTCTGTTCCACGATCAAAATCTCTCTGTTTACCAGCAGGAGTTTTGTTAATACTACTTATTCTACCTCTACCGGCTAAATCGTTATAAGGATTGAAATTTTTCTGATGTACTTCTTCTACATCTTTTTCTTCTAATTTAGATTTTAAATTGCCTACTAGTTCTTTTAATCTTTGTATATCATCTGTTTTTTCGCCCATAAGTTTATCGCCATGACGTTGTTGCCATTTCATGGTTAACTTTTCCATATATTTTTCAGCTATAACACGAGCTTGTTTTCCAGCTTTTTCTCCAAATTTTTCGCTAATAGTTTTTTCAACATCAAGTAAAATACCTTCATGCCCGTTAAATGGGCCTACATTTGGATTTGACTCGTTGAATCTGCTCTTTACTAACTTTGCAATTTCTTCAATCATTGAACCTTTTTTGTCGACACTTTCTGGTACTAGGCCGGTGCCTGACATCTCATCATTTTCAGCTGCTGGTTGTTCTGCAGGAGCAGGTTGAGCAGCAGGTTCAGCTCCTGGCTCGGCAGCAGGTTGAGCCCCTGCTTCGGGAGGAGTTTCATCATTACTCATTCCTAATGCTACTAATAATTCTGGATAGTTATCTTCGGCCCAGCTTTTTAAAACTTCCATAGAGTCTGTTGTTGAATCTAAGTCGGCTGCAGATTTTAGTTTATCTTCTAGGTCGGAATCTTTCAGTCCAAGTTCGCTAAAAAATTGCCAAGCTGTTTGTCCATCGGGGCCTAATTCTAATTTGCCATTTGGTAATTCTTCTATTGCTTGTTTTAGTTGTTCAATTTGATCGTCTGTTAATTTGCCTTGTTCAGTTGCTTCTGCCCATTGTTCAAATTCTTCAAATGCATTCTCTTTTACTTCGTCGTCTTCTTCATCATCACTAGTTGTTTCTTCTTTTACATAATCTTCTAAATCAATTTTTTCTTGCATTATGCTATGTATTAATGGGAATAGTTTGCCTAGTTCTTCATTAAATTTTGATTGTGTAAATGCTGATTTATAGCTTTCAAATGTTACAGGATCTAATTCTGATAACATTTCGTCATCATGTTCTGTTTCATTAAATTCTGATAACCAAGATTCATAATAGTTACGTCTACCCAAAGCTTCGATTTTTGTTTTAAGTTCGTGTAGTCGGCCTACGGCCCTTTCGGATATTCCAGTTGCGTCATCGTTTAAGGTAGAACTTTGGACTTGTCTTCTAAATTCTTGTAATTGAGCAATTTGTTCGCTCATTTTAATAATTGCCTTACCTGCAGGATCGTGTGGGATGCCGCCGTGATCAACGTGTTGAGCCATTGCAAATGCGCCTGCCGGATGTATAAATGGATATTTAAATCTTTCTCCGTCTGAATTTTCTATATAAATTGCCTTAATTCTTTTCGGATTACTACGGTCACCAATTCGTCTTTCGGCCATTGATTCAGTATGTCTTACAATGACCTGAGTGCGACCTTTTACCGCACGGCTTGTTTTTTTGGTGCTTTTTTCTGCAACCCAACGTGATTCGTTCATTTTTGTCATAGGTTCTTCTTCCTTTGAAGCCTGCTTAGAAGCCAAGTATTGAAAATCGTTTTTATCTAGATTTGTTTTAGCAATATCTCGTGTATCAAAACGTAATAATCTACGCATAGCAAACATACGCATTTCTTTTAAAAAGTTATACCACATTTTCTTAGAAATAGCGTCTTTATTTTCTGTTATACCTTGGCTGTAATATATTTTTAAACTACCTAAATCATTTAGACTAACACTAACACGACCTAAGTTTACACCTTCATTGATAAAATCAAAATCAAAAAATCGTGCTTCGGCTGGATCTAAAGTTACAGCACCAGTTTTATCTCCCATTTCTAAATTTTGAAAACGGCTACGTACCTTATCAAAGAGGTCTTGAGAAATAATTTGTATTGCTTGCATTTTATTATCCTTAGCAGATATTTATCTAATATTCTTGTAAAATTTTTATATATCTATTTGATCATTGTATGGTAAGGGAAAATTAAAAGGTTGATACCATTCATGTGCTTTATGAAAACATTTTATAAAATTTAATGAACTTTCTGGAATACTTTCCGGTCTATATATAGCAAAAAGTTGTGTTTTTGTTTTTTTTGGAATAATTTCCATAGATGCTAAAATTTCAAAATAATTATCTCTGTGTAAATTTTCTAGATCACTAACCATTAGTGATGCTGCTATATCCATAGTTTTTGAATCTGCTATATAAAATACATCATCTTTTAGATATATAGAATTTTCTAATTTATAATTTAAACAATAATCTATATCTGATTGTAAACTATCATTGTTTGAAAAAATTATGTCAGGTCTTAATTTTATTACATAATCGTATGTAAAATTATTATCTTCTTCGTATATTTTTTTTAATTGATTTACCTTATACCATGAATACCAATGAGGCCTTAATTTCGGTTTAACATTTTTTTTTACAATGTTTTCATTAAATAGTTCTACTTCAATTTTTTTAAATTGTTTTTTATATTTTTTTTGCATTTTGTCAATTACAGAAAAAGTATTTTCTGGTATGTATGGATTCAATGCTCTAAGATCTAAATTTCTATATCCGCAATTTTTTTCTTTACATAATTCTCGAACTCGAATACTGTTATGATATACACCTTTATATTCGTTCGTATTCCATGTATGCATAAAAAAATCAATATTAGGTAATAAATCTCCCATATATCTAATAAGATTGTCGGCAGCATAATCACCAGTTCGCACATGACCACAAAAACAAAATGCAATTTTCATAATTAATAATTCGAAATATAAATCGGCATAGGCATTATGAATTCATCTTCTCGTTCTTCTCGCATTTTATCGTAAATTGCCGGATCCCAATCTTGCAACATAATAATCATTCTTAATGCCAATAGCAAACTGCTAACAAGATCGTCTGTACTTCCTACTTTTCCTTCAAAGCTTATGCCTTTTGCTACAAATGTTTTTAATTCTGATATGAGTGGTTTTGAATGTAGCTTTAGTCTATCACTTTCAATTAGGTGTTTTAATTTTGCACAAATTGCAATTTTACTTGAATGTGTTGTATTAAATCCTTTACGGAATCGTCTTACATGCCCTTTCTTAATCGGTTCACTTAAGAATAATCCCGGTATGCTTTCTTCGCCTATCTCTGAAATTGCGACCAATGCTGCTTCACCTACAGTATTGTTTTCAACTGAATAGTAAATGTTTGCTTGACTACCTTTTGCAGCACATTCATCATTAATATAGTTGCAAATATCTCTTAATATTCTTACTTGTGCTTGTACTGTAGTTAAATTATGTTGCCATTCTGCTACTTGAATTAGCGTCGGAATTTCGATAACCTGAATAGCAGCAGGATCTCCACCTGTACCTAAACTTGGATCTAGAGATATTATATATGTATGGGCAGGATTAATTTTTTTGTACCATCTACATTGACCCATTTTCATAAATGGTTCTTTGCCTTCTATTCCTGCTAATTTAATACTGCTAATTAAAGTTTCATCAAATACTAAAAATTCGCAATCGTGTTCTCGTCTAAATCGTTCTTCACCTATTCTACTACGTTCAACGTCGGCCCATTTTTCATCTCTATCTGGATGTTCGTTCCAATATGCTCTAAATGGAAAAAATCCATTACGACCAACTTTAGTTGTATTTCCGTGTTCATCAAATCTCTTATTTGCTTCTTTCCATATACTTGCAAATTGATCCTCATCTGAGTTCGGCGTGCTTGTAATAATTGCCTTACCGCCTGTTGCTAGTGTAGGTGAAATACTGGTCCAGAACTCGCTAGCAATATTTGGTGCAACGAATGCAAACTCGTCAGCATATAGTAATGACAAGCTCATACCCCGGCCGGTTGTTTCTGTTGTAGTTTGTGCAATTATTCTAGAACCATTTTCAAATTCAATACTTTGTTTATTATAGCTTGTACAACCTGCTCGGATATTGTCAGGACACATTTCGTATGCGTAACGAATACGAACCATAATTTCTTGTGCACCTGTATACTTGTGTGCTGCAATTAGAATAGTGCTATCTGGTACAAACATTGCATACCAAAGCAAATAACCGGCAGCAGTTGTTGTTTTACCCGTCTGACGAGGAAGTAAATTTACGTTAAATCTATGTTGGTGATAGCTGTCTATCAGTCTACGTTGATAGTCGAATGGTTCGTATTTTAGTTTACCTCTTACAGGGTGTTGAATGTAGAAAAAGTTTTCAAGGAAGTAGTGTGGACCTGTTTCTGGATCCATGCATTTTGCTAGGTCTTCAAGATCCTTTTCTGTAAAACGTTGCGTAGAGTGCGCGGTTTTTACAAGTTTGCCATCTAAGTTTTTGCTTCCCATAATATTATTTACTGAAAAAAATAGCCACCTAAGTGGCTATTTGGTTAACTTAAAAATTGTTTATTTTTTAAGTCCTGCTAGTTTTAACATAGATTCCATTGTGTCGGCTTCCGCCATACCTTGGTCGTATCTATCGTCACTTCTTCTTTGGTAATCGTTTACACAAACATCTATAAATTGTCGTCTATCTACTTTATTTGTAAGGTCTTCACCAGTCTCTGAATTTGTTACACTATCAACTCTACACTCGTTGTGTCGATGATCAATAGTGTAATCTATAGTAACGTCTATTTCAGCGTCAGGATTATTAGGATCTGTCATCGAATACTCAACAGTTCCATCGGTCCACGATTTTTGGCCTTCCGCCACACCTTGATCGTTTCCTAAAACAGACATTGCTTGTTTTACTACTTTTGCCATCATTTCAGGATTGCCCTCGGCATCGGCACCTTTTTCTCGTACAAATCTATATGCTTTCATAAGTTCTTGATCACCGCTCTGTTCTACTTCGTCGTAATAGTCGCCTAGCTCATCTGCAACAGTGTCAATCATTTCTTCACCTGCTGATGCTCCGTCATATATAGTTTGTAATACATCTAACACTGAGGTACGTAAAGATAATTCATCTTCGTGATCTGACATTCCTTCACCTAAGAATTTACGATATTCTGCCATTAACGATTCGAAAGTAACAGCCATTGGATTGTCACCACGTTGTGTTGCTGGGAATTGTTGTTTTTCTTTATGTAAATCATTACCGCTTGGAACAGCAGCATCATATCCTGCTACCTGAACGTCGGGTGAATTATCATAAGTTTCATCAGTTTTTTCATCGTCGTTGTCACCTATTTCGGTATCAACTTCGGGATTTAGTTTATCAATCATTGAGCGCATAATTGATGGTTCATCTGCTCCAACTTCTGGGCTTGGCTCAACGTCGACTACTGCTACGCCGTCTGCACCACCCATGGGCTCAACATCGTGCATTGGTTCATGCATCTGCTGATGCCCAGCAAGTGTCATAATGTCTTTAAGCATTGAACTTAGTTCTTTGCCTGTTGCAGCAGTCATATTAATACTTGCTGGACTATGGGGGCGACTCATACCCATACTTCCCATCATGCCGCATTCGTCTACACTAGATTCTTTAACAACATTTGAGTTTTTTGCATCTAGCTCAGCAAGACGCTTCATTAAGTCGATCATTTGCATAATTATTTCCTTGGACTTTTGGCTTGTTTTAGCACACTAGTTTTTCCAGCATCGGAGTCAGTATTAAATTTTGCTGCTTCTGTTGTAGGAATTTCTTCTCCGCGTTCTTTACGTTGTAATTTAAGAAGATCATTTAGTTCTTTAACAAATCCAGTATTGTATTTGTCACCATAAAAATCTTCAAATTTAGCATTAGGTGCTTCTTTGTAATCAGGATCTGTTAATAAAGCACCTTCTCTTTTTTCTTCAACATGTTGATATTCTTCAGTAGGTTCGCCAGGACGACGAACTGCAAGATGTGATTTATTAACGCCGCATTGATTAGCAATAAATTCAGTTAGTTCGTGTTGTGTTGTAGGGTAATCTAAAGTTACTTCGTAAATATTAACTTCACAATTTTTAATTTGAGGGAAATCTAAAGGTAGTTCCTGTATAGGAGTCTTTCCTGCTTTTTTCCAACCACTAACTGCATATTTGTCTAATACTTTTTTTAGATTAGACTCTTGTTCGGTGGTAAAATCTCCAGCAATTTTAATGCGGAAATCGTAACGTTTTTGTGATTCAAGTAGATGTTCTTTGAATGTTTTCATAGTCAGTTATTTATTCAAATTCTTTAGTTTTTCAAGGATGCTATTACGATCGGTAATAATATATCCTTCGCCTTCGATAGGTTCGTCACCTTTAGTACTATTCTTTTTATCAATAGCTAATTTTTTAAGTTGCAGATCTACCATTTTTAGTTTTTTATCAATCTTAGCAGATTTAGCTTGAATAGCAGCATTCATCATTTGTGCAGCCACTTCAAACATCCTTGCACCATGTCTTGCTTCAACGTTCATACCTAGATCCATTAAATCGTCGTAGGCCTTTTCTGCTTTACTAGCAAGAGCATCTAGTTCGTCGTCTGCAATATCTCCTAGACCTTTTACTCTCGGCAATGCTGCTGATATTTTATCAAACTCTTCTAATTTTTCTTGAAGGTCAATTGTAGGAACCGTTGGAGTTGCAGTTGTAGTTTCTGGTTCAATAAATGGTTCGTCTTCTTGAGGAGCAATATTTAAAATTTCTTCTAAGCGTTTTGTCATAATACATTACTTATTTTATTTTTTAGAATTGGAAAAAATATCATTTTCATTTAACACGCGAAATGCTACACCATTTTGTTTTGCCCACAATGTTGCTGCTTTCCATTTTGCCATATTTTTAACATATTGAGCTTGGTCGTAAGGATTTTTTCCAACTTTTTCTCTTAATGTTTGTTTTGCTGGTTTTATTTCAATTAGTTCTGCATGTTTCTTTTTATTTTTATCAAGATAAACAATAAAAAAATCTGGTACATAAACTGTTTGTTTATCTGTCAAAGGATCTCGATAGGGAATCTTAATACATTCACTAGCCCATTGTTGAACATTTGGATTACTGTCGCAAAACATCATAAAAGTTCTTTCCCAGCTACTTCTATATCTAGGAGTATTAGAACCAATATATTTTTCAGTATTTTTTACTGTGTATGTACCTTGACTAAACTTTAAACTCATACCAGTATATTGCGTAGAATTTCAGGATTTGGTTCAAATTTTTGTGCTGTACCCAAGTTGCTAGTTTTATATCTGTTGTAATTTAATATTTCAGCTAATAAACCTTTTAGCTCAACTGAATCTAATCCTTTTAGTGTATCTAAAATTTGCATGGGATTATATCCGTCTCTTTTAGCCTGGGCCATTATAATAGAACTAATAGACTCAGCTGCTGATTGGTCGAATCCGCTATTAGTAAAATAACCAGTCATTGCGGCATAAGCGGTGGCATTTAATTCTATAGGTGCAGAATAATAATTATTAAAAGATCGAATTGTAGATTCGCCCCCAGAATTGTTTGTAGGAAGATTTGAATAACTAGTTGCCATATTAACCTCCGCCGCCACCTAGTTTAGGAAATATAAGTGCTGCGGGATTGGCACGAATTTTACCGTCGACACTTTTGTTTAAACCTTTAAAAATATTGATATTAACACCGCCTGGTAAATTAATTATACCTGGTTGATTTGTGCTTGGAGGAGGTTCTGCATATTTGCCTGCTCCTGAGCCGGTTACTGCGCCTAACACACCGGATGCAATATTATATCCTGTGCTTTTTGCTTTTCCGAGACCGTTTCTATTTAGATAATTGTTAGCTAATATTTTACCGATATCTAATAGACCATTTCGTCTAGAGTCAGGACCACCTATTCTTCCAAACACTCTGTCTTTGCCTGGTTTATCAAACGGTGATTGACTTCTATTTAATGTTTGATTTACTGGTGTACCTGCAACACCGTAAGGACTAGGTGTTGTATCATAATATCTGGCTTCACCAAATTCTTCTGGTATTTTTCCGGGTGTGATAAAACCTTGATTATATAGTACATTCTCATACATAATACCCATTCTGTTTTGCATGATTTTAGTACCTTCTGTTTGATTCAATGAATCGTGCATCCACTCTGTTATTTTTGGATTAAGTAAAGTTATCTGTGTAAATTGATGCTTATACAATACATATATATCTATAGAAGACAGAAAAGGTTTTTGAGTTTTTATTGAGTCACTACGTCCATAGTTGTAATCTATTTCTCCGTATTTTGTGTCACCGAATTCTTTTACAGATTGATTTTGTTCTGGTTGTCCAACTGCTCCGCCGCCATAATTACTATCTGCATAATAATGTTTATAATAGTTAACCCAAAATCCGTTAACTATATCTGCATTGTCGTCATGAAATTCTATACTAACTGGTTCGTAGTTTAATTTAGTTTGTACAACTGTTTTTCGATTATATTGATTTAATGTTTCTGTGGCTATTCTAAATTTAGGAAGATCTACTTTTTTAGCCAACAGGCTAAAATCATTACTATCTCTATTAGCCCAAGTTTCGCTTAAAATTGCTTCTCTATTAATGTTAAAAGAAATAAAATATAAAAATCCTAATTTTGGCGTTAGACTAAAGGTATCATCAATATACAATCTAGAAGCATGTTGATAATCCTTCATTATAGGAACACCGCCTGCCTTAGGATCAATAGCTCGGGCAGATGTTAACCAGTTTGTAAATGCATTACTCATAATAATATTTAGCCAAATAAAAAACCCGGGTTTTTATGCCGGGTTTCTCTAATGTTAATTTAATTATTAACCTGTTACTAGACCTTGTGCTGTTGGTGGTCTTACAACACGACCTACATCTAGTCCAACACCAGAACTTGCACCACCAGGAGCTTCTAATTGTATTGCGTTATCGAACGCTATAGTTAAACTAATATCCATTGCAGCATTTTCAGTATAGCTTGCTTCTGCATACTGTACTTGTCTAATAAAACACCCTAAAAATTCAAAGCTTTCTAGTGTTACTGGTTCGAATTGCCCGTTACCGCCGTCTAAGATTTCGACACGCATTCTGAACTTATAGTCAATACCACTTGCAGCTCCGCTTTGTTCGAAGAAATCAAATTGTTTCTGCAATTGCTCGCCAACTTTTCTACTTACAACTCCACTAGCATCATCTCTTAACATTAGTTTTGTATCAGCAAAACTGTGCTTACCTGCTAATTTTACTTTACTATTATAGACTTGTAGTTCTATTGGTTCAAAAGTAATATCAGGTCGTGATGCACTCATAACTTGTTTAGTTAATTCTGTGCTAGGGTTTCCTGCAACACCAAAACTATCAAGAGTAACGCGGAAGCGATACTTTAATTTTGGCATTAGTAGACCTTGAGTTGTTGCTGCTTGTGTAGCACTCAAAGGTACTGTGAATCTATTTAAACTTGCAATTGGCATTTAAATGCTCCTTAGTTTCTATTATTTACCTTTTATAGTCCGGCTGCAATGTCACCAGTATTTTTCAATCTTACTGGTATGTAGATAAACTCAATTGCCTTAACAGGTTCTATAGCAATATCTAACCATAATTCATTACGATCTATTCTACTTGGTGTATTGTTTGTCTCATCACAAACTACAATAAAGTCATATAGAGCACGTTGTCCTACTAACTCTAATAATAAACTTTCTGCTGCTGCTTTAATTTCTCTACGTGTCTGAGCATCATTTGGTTCGAACAAAAATGGACGAGCCATGATGTCTAACTGTCTACGTAGATAAACTACTAATCTTGCAACATTAACACGATCTAATGCACTAGCATTTCTTGCTCTGGTCTTTTGTCCATACGCAACAACTCCAACACCTGTTAGTGTTGCAATTGGGTTAACTTTAGCATTATATAGTGTATCACGTAATCCTTCGTATAGTGCAACAGGTTTAAATTCGCCTTCATCAGTAATATAACCAACTGATGTTGCATTGTCTACGCCACCTCTACGTGTACCTGCTGGTGCAAACCACTGATAGCTCTTATTATCACTGTTAATGATAGTACGTAGCATCATATGGCTTGGAGGAACAACAATGTTGTTTCCAGTATTGTCATTTGTATAACCACTTGGATACCACATACCCATGTATTCGTCATAGCTAGTTGCACCTTTGTCACCATTATCTAACGCATTGTTAGAATTTAATGCCCACTGGCTTAAAGCAGTTGCATTTGGGACTAATCTAAATGGTGTATCACCTACAACAAACGCAGTAAGTTTACGATCTGTATTCAATCCAATTAGATTTTGTATTGCTTCTGGGTATCCAGGAGCAGCTAATAAGTTGAATACTAATGTATCAGTATCTCTAACCGAAGTGTTGCTATCAATTACTTCTTTTAGTGCATTAACAACTTGCGCTCTTTGGGCTAAACGTCCGAATTGTGGTCCGCCATCGGCAGCAACTGGATATTGACTTACCCAACGATCTGATTTGTAATTACTCATTGATTCGTTGTTCATTCTAATATTTCGGCCTTCGTTGGCTTCTATATCAATATGACCTACAATGTATTTCTTAACGTTAAATCCTGAGCGGCGTGTATTCCATAGACGCATTCCTTTTGGATATAATGCAGGATCTGGAGCATCTGGGTCTACATAATTGCTGCTTAACAAATCAACAATACTGCTTGCAGTTAATGTTGTACCTGTTGTTGCCCAACGTGCATCAGCAAATAGCCAGCCGTCTGGTGAACTTTGATCAGTAACATCTTGTAATACCCATCTCTTTCCTACAACATTTGTAGAATTGTAAACGTAGATCTTACGACCGAACTCGTCTGGATTACTTGTGTCAATCCAAATATCTCCTGTTTCTAATCCTGTTCCGTCACTTTGTTCAGTAGGTTCTACTGCGGCAATTAACGGTCCAGTTGAATTAGTTGAACTTAATGAATTTTTATAACCTACCCATTTAGATCCATCATGAATCATAATATCTACATCACCTACAACATTATTGTACCATAGTGTTCCATCTGCTGGATCAGTAGTCGGTGCAGATGCTTTAGCTTGATAGACTAACGGTTTCCAATTTGATATTAAGAAGTTGTATCCTGTTTCGCCCGAAGGTGGAACATAAACATTATCTAATCCAGTAGTAGAAAAACCAGATTTATCAATCGGTGTATTAGTACCGTCGTCGATCATAATATCGCCGCCAGCAGCATGTGTTACAGTTAGTTTATTTGTACTAGCATTCCACGCTGCGCTGACATTCGATAACCCTAAAGAACTAATAGCAGCAGGAATTAAAGATGCTATTACGGTAGTTGTATTTGGAGGTGTAATAGTTGCAGTATTTACAGACCAACTATTAGATCCAGGAGTTGTAACCTTTAGTGTAAATGTATATGAACCTTCAACAGATAAATTTGTTGTAGCATTACCAGTTGCTATAGTTGCTCCTGCTACATTTCTTTGTTTAATTTCAAATCTAGCAGTTTCTGCGGTAAGATTATCTGGGTTACTATCGATATAAACAGTTCTTAATGGAATATTTTTACCGCCGCCTGAAGAATCTAGTGCATAAATTGCTTCTTTATTTCCTGAATAGATAGGTGCATTAACAGTACCCCATGTTTGTGTAGAACCATTATAATATTTTAAACTCCATTTAGCACCATTTGATGGTGTTGTAGTTGTTATCCAAACACTACCTGTTGCGGTAGAACTATTAAATGTAGTCGGATATGTATAGTGCGGACTTATTTGTAATGCCTTTCCACTGTCAAAACCATTTTCGACTGGAACCCATACATTTGTTGTTGTTTTATAAAACAGACCAACGTCAGCAGAAGTACTGTAAGGTAGTACCATGCAATAGTCACCTTTTGAACCAAATGAATTTGTAGGAGCACCTGAAACAAGATCTGTAGATGGGCTATTGTCATCTAAAACTAACGGAGTCTTAACAGTAAACTTTTGTGTACTAGAACTCCATTCTTTAACTCCGAATACACTTGCATCGGAATCTAGCCAGAATGTACCTGCCACAGGGCCGCCTGTAGGTGTAGAACTTGTTGGAACTAGTTGTGTGGTATTTAAATCAGCGCGAACAACATAAGCTCTTGAGCTAACACCCAATACGCTATAAGCAGCCTGTAGACCGTATTCGTTTAATTCATCACCATGTAGAGGATTGCTGCTAGCATCTGTGTAGAATAAAGGTGTACCAAATGTTTCGACTAAATCTCTTTGACTGGTTATTAACCAAATTTTGCCAGCATTGGCTGCTGTTGTACCTTCTGCAGTACTGCCGCTAGGATTCTTTTTATCTTGTGCTGAAGCAACAAATAACATTGGGGTTGTGCCCGGTGCAGCAGGTAAGTAGAAACTTTCATCGATTACCTGTACTTGTACGCCTGGTGATTGCAAATTTGCCATTATATGATCTCCTCGAATGGATTTACTTTGTTATATTTAGCACTGAACATAAAAAAGATACTGGTTAAATACATACAAAAGGGATTGAAAAAGGGCGTATGATTAGAAATTTATGTAAAGAATGTGGTCAAAGACCCGTTGCTATTAACTATTATAAAAATGAAAAACCTTTTTTCAGGTCAAAATGCGACCATTGTTCTAAAAACAGAAAAAAAGAAAGGCCACTATGGGCCTTTCACGGATATAAGAAAAAATCAGAATGTGATAAATGCGGGTTTACTTCAAAATATCAAGAACAATTTAATGTTTATTATATTGACGGTAATCCTAGCAATTACAAATATTCTAATTTAAAAACTATTTGTGCTAATTGTCAACGAATACTACACAAACTTAAGCTGCCTTGGCGGCAAGGTGATCTGAAACCTGACTTTTAATTAACGAATCTAATTGATCAAATAGTTCAACAATAGTTCCGTTGTTAGTAATTTCGTAATCTACAGGTAAACCTACCCATGCTGTTTCGCTACTATGAATTCCAAGTTGTTCTAACTGATGTTTACCTATTGCCCACCCTAGATGTTTTTCACCTTTATTGGCATTGACTGCATGTTCGTACCATTTTGGTTCTGGTCCTCGTTTAATTCTTACTACAATTCCACCAGAATTTTTAATAGCTTTCATTTCGTTAGGAAATCTTACGTCACTAATTACAATGCTATCTTTAGTTTTTCTAAGTTTATTTTCTAAACTAGCTATCCAAATATCATCGTGAAAATTATTTCTACAAACTTCAGTGCCCCAATACTGTAATATCCAACGTGGAGTAAGTTTTGGCATATTTAAACGTTCTGCCCACCATTGGTCAACTGTTTCTCTCCACTCTCGAGATTCTCTTGTACGACCTTCTAGTAAAGTCCTATCCCATCCAAACACATGTGCAACAGCATCTTTTAGTGTATTAGCAAAACTATCTCGTCTAAATCCGTGATAATTAACCAAATAATCAGCAGCAGTATCCTTGCCACATCCTATAAATCCTACAAATCCAATAATCATAGCATCTCCGGGCGATACTATAATTTATACGTTAATAAGAAGTATGTCAATATTTTGTTTAGCCAATGACAAAAGTTAACGGGGTTGACCCGTCTTTATAATTAACAAGGTCTTGCTCTAAAGTTTCTATTTCGGCCTTGCCCTCTCCCTTTAATGCAGCGCCATTTAATTGTGTACCACCTTGAGGACTTGCAACCTGAGCGAATTTTTCACGAGCTTCACCTAAAATTAATTTACAAGTTGCTAGACTATAATCTTTCAGCCATTGATTTGCAAAAGGATCTTGCATTAAATTAAAGTCAGGTCTGTAATTGTGTAACCATAATAAAACTTCTTCTTCCGATCTTGGACGTTGCATCAAGGTTAATTTCTTAGAAGTTCTATTAAATGTAAAATTTATTTCACTACCGAACATTTTACCGACTTGCTTTTGGTAACTTGCAAATGCGTAATAGGTAGCTAAACCGCCCATATTTGTAGCAGTAAGTAGATATGTATTTGAATATGCTAAATTAAACGGTTCAAAAAGTGTACCGCCTTGTCCGCCACCTGAACGAGAACCTATACTACGTCTAAAAATTTGACGTACATTCATTACTTCAGATGGTAATACATAGTCGTTTCTATCAACTTCAATAGTCAAAAAGCTAAAACTTTCTTCTACTGCATTACTACTACGTTGACGGAACTTGTTTAAAGCACGGTCAATGGCAGTATTATAGTGAATAGGATCTAACTCTACGTCAATCATACCAGAGCCTAGCATGGTTTGACAGTAGTCTATAATTTTTTGGCGTTCGTTTTCGTTCTCAGTCATATCAATATTTATGCTATAAATACATTACTATGCCAAGACTTTCTTTATATCGCCCCGAAAAAGGCAACGATTTTCGTTTTTTAGATCGTGTGATCAACGAACAATTCCAAGTAGGTGGAACTGATGTCTTTATTCACAAATATTTAGGTCCAGTTAACCCTGCTGCGGGAGAAAGTACTCCCACAACTCCGAACAATTCAAATCCAATACCAGAATTAGGGATACAAGACTTATTGTTTATGGAAAATAGAGATCGTCACTATGACCCTGATATCTATGTAATCCGTGGAATTTATACATTACAAGACATTGATTTTAACTTAAGTCAATTTGGTTTGTTTTTACAAAATGACAACATAATGATCCACTTTCATTTACGTGGTATTGTTGATGTTCTCGGACGTAAACTTATGGCTGGTGATGTAATTGAACTTCCGCATCAAAAAGACGAATACGGATTAGATGACAGTTTAGTAGCATTAAAAAGATTTTACGTTGTGCAAGAAGTAACACGTCCTGCCAATGGATATAGTCAAACTTGGTATCCGCATCTAATTAGGGCAAAATGTGCTCCGTTAGTTGATTCGCAAGAATTTAAAGAAATACTTGATCAAGAATCTGGGGATGAAGACGGTAGTACATTACGTGATTTGTTATCTACATATCAAAAGAATTTAGAAATTAATAATCAAATTATTGCCCAAGCACAAGAAGATACTGGAAAAAGTGGATACGAAACACAACATTTATATGTACTACCAGAAAAAGAAGACACAGGAACATTAGATGTACTTGATACCACATTTGATAGTGATGCTAGTACTACATATTTAGATGCTAGTTTAGTGTTAAACAGCCCAAGAAAAGATTATTATGTAGGTTACTTAACTGGTGATGGTGTACCACCAAACGGAGCGCCATACGGATTCGGAATAACATTTCCTGGTAGTCCTGTGAGAGGACAATTTTATCTAAGAACAGATTATCTTCCTAACAGATTATTTAGATTTGACGGTGTTACTTGGATTAAATTCGAAGATAATGTAAGAATGACAAATAGTACTCAAGGTGGTACACAGACATTAGATGTTAATAAAATTAGAAATAGTCAAAAGTCTGGATTTATTAATAATACAAATACAGCAACTATTGCAGGCGAAGTCGTACAAGAACGTCAAGCATTAAGTAAAGCCTTAAAGCCCCGAGCTGACAATTAATTAGGAGATTAAATTGGATTATTTTTATGACGGTCAGATAAGACGTTATCTTGCACAATTTATACAAGTAATGAGTAACTTTAGCTATAAGGATAGCAAAGGACAGTTAGTTCAAGTGCCTGTACGTTATGGTGATATGACTAGACAAGTTGCACAGATACTTAAAAAGAACAGTGAAAATACTATTCCTAGTGCTCCATTTATTGCCTGCTATATTAAAGATCTACAATTTGATCGTCCTAGATTACAAGATCCTACATTTGTTAGTAAAATTCATATACGTGAACGTGAATTCGACGACAATGCTCAAGAATACTTAAACACTCAAGGTAGTAACTATACTATAGAACGTTTAATGCCTACACCTTATACAATAACTTTTGCAGCCGATGTTTGGACAAGTAGTACAGATCAAAAATTACAATTATGGGAACAGATTGCAGTATTATTCACTCCTAGCTTTGAAATACAAACAACTGACAATTATGTAGACTGGACCAGTTTAAGTGTTATAGATATCGATTCACAAATTTTTACTAGCCGTCAAATTCCACAAGGTACAAGTGAAGACATTGATATTTTTAGTTGGACATTCAAGGCACCTATATGGATAACTCCACCTGCTAAAGTTAAGAAATTAGGAATAATTACAAAAATTATTACCAATATATTTTCTAGCAATGCTAAAGGATCAATAAATTCAATCTATGACAAAATTGGTGCCGCAGAAATGTTTGAAGGAACAGAACCGGATGCTACAATAACTGTAACTCCGGGAGATTTTGATTTACTTGTATTAAACAATACTGCACGGTTAATTAATTCAAATGGTGACGGTGAAGCTATAGATTTATCTAATCCTAGAAATTCTTCTAGTTGGCATACTTTGTTAGATGTCTATCCTGGAAAATTTCGTGCAGGGCTAAGTCAATTAAGATTTAATCAAGACGGCGAAAGTGAAGTAGTTGCTTATATCAGCTTAGATCCAGTTGACGATAGAATAATGACATTGAACGTCGATACTGATACAATACCTACAAATACAATTTTATCCGGTCGAGGAACAGTTGATGCTATTATTAATCCAGAAACTTATGATCCAAGAGGATTGGCAACAGGAACTAGATATCTAATATTAGAAGATATAAACTTAAATGAACAATTCGGCACACTGGGATATGATGGGCCCGATGCTTGGAAAAATACAGATAATTCAGATTTTCAAGCACATGCAAATGATATAATCGAATGGAACGGAACTAATTGGGTAATAATTTTCAATTCTACATTATCGAACAACGTCATTTATATAACTAACTCTTATACAGGAACACAATATAAGTGGTCAAATGGTTCTTGGAGTAAAGTTTATGAAGGAATATACGATAAGAGATTATGGAGACTAGTTCTATAATTTGTAGTGGCGGATTATTTTTAAGTAAAGAAACAAAAAGATTTCTTTTATTATTACGTAATCAAGGAAAAACAGCAGGAACATGGAGTATAGCAGGTGGTAAAAAAGAACCTTCCGACTGTACTATTTTTGATGGGCTTAAAAGAGAAATTGACGAAGAAATCGGAAAACTGTCAATTCCTATTATAAAAACTGTTCCTTTAGAATTATTTGTTAGTAATGATCAACAATTTCAATATAACACATATATTTTAGTTGTAGAAAAAGAATTTATTCCGGAATTAAATCATGAACATTCCGGATATGCTTGGTGTAGTTTTGATTCTTGGCCGAAACCTTTACATCAAGGACTAAAAAATAGTTTTAATAATAAAATTGTCAGGGCTAAATTAGAAATTATGTTAGAGTTAATCTAACATATTAACATTAAACGCCCAAGTTCCTAGATGACTTATTTCTCTACTTAACACAGTATCTATTTTAACAGTGTAACCTAAGTTGGCCATTTTTTGACATAGTAACATATCTTCACCTAACCAATCATTGCTCTTAGGTGTCCATCCAAAATCAAACCAAGGTTTAGGAATTTTAGAAAATATTTCTGTTTTCATTAAAAAACATCCCATACCCACACCTTCAACCGGAACCAAATTATCTTTTACATCAAATTTTAAAGGATCTTCCCACTGGCCAATTTTTGGATATGCAACACCTTTTATAGGAAATTGCCGGCGAACATAATTTGCAGCAACAACAGGTTCATTATGTGCTAACAATCGAACCGCAGTAGTAGCAGGAAATACCATATCACTGTCTAGCCATAGCATATATTCACTACCTAATTTCAATGCTTCTGTAGCTAATCGTTCTCTTTGATTGAGCAATATAGTACTACTATCCATAAAAACTTGAGTATCTATATCATTCATAGTATTGAATTTTACTAATTCAAGTAAACTCATTGCGTGAGCTGAATGTAATGTATCTCTACAAGGGACTAAAACTGCCAGTTTGCCCTTTTTTGAACTCCAAGCTGTTGAATCGAATACGCTTTTCTTTTTCATGCTCCTGCTATGTCCTTACTTAATGTTTCGCCTTTGATAACTAATCCCTGAATTGCAGTTAGTAAATCTTGAGTGCGTTTAGCACATAGTATAAAGTCATTAGGGCTTAATTTACAAGCCGTATTCATAGAATCAAAACCGATTCTACCACTTGTTAACATTTCTATTGCACTAGTTCTAGCAAGATTTTCAATAAAAGCTGTTTTGGATTCTTCTTCAGAAGCATTAAGTAGGCTTAAACATTCTTTTTCATCCATATCGGATAATAATTCTGTTAGATACTTTAGTTCTATTTTTTCTTCAGGTGATAATGTTTTAATACTTTTTAATTCTCGAATACGATTAAAAAATTTTAAAAGTGTATCTGGATTAGTATCACGATCGAAATAAACTAATTCGTCTAATTCCCACTTTTTTGGACTTTTACTTACTTTTGATATTATTTTTTCAATGTTTTCTATCTTCATGGGTATGGGTATGGAGTTGGTTTTCCGCCAAATGTCGCCGACAGACTAATTTCTGTACCTGTAGATACCGATGCAAATGGGCCTAAGACACCACTTAAACTAATATTTGGTGTTGTAGGAGGGTATGGACCCCCTGCAAATGCTGCATACACTTTTCCCATTGCAATTGCTGTACCTGTATACGGAATAAATCCTGGCATCTTAAATGACTTTCATATTTATTGACCAATCATTGTACCCTTATAGATTTTTGATTCTAGCCATATGATATTTATCAATAAAAAAATATTTAAGATGCTTAAAAATTTAGGCTGGTTTAGCAATATATTTGTTTTTAAATTTAGCTCTGGTAGTCATAATATAATCAAGATATTGATCAATTTTTTCCTTCCAGTTTTCTTCTATTTCTGGATTAACAATACCTGATTTATAACTATTTAATGTACGATTTAACCATTCTTTAGGTTGATCTACACTAAACAAATATTTGTTAATATGATAAAAAGATGCTTGTTCTACTTTATTATAAACATCAATGGGCTCTATTATTTTATCGAGACAAATAGCATATACGGCAGATTCACTCATATGCGAGGTATAAACTGTTTTTGCTTCTACTAAGAAAGAATACATATCTGCATCACGATGCAATACATTAGCATCATTGAATAAATCTTTTAATTCTCCAACAAGTTGATGAGTAGTTAAAGGATGGGGCTTAAAATAAACATCTTCATCTAACGTTGTAGAAATCCATTTTAGTTTATTAAGACATATTCTATCTTTTAGTTTATTTGACCCAACTAAAACTACTAAATTGTCTCTAGGATAGTTTTTTGTATCCTTTTGAATATGAGTATATTTGTTAGATTGCCCTGACAGAATTCTATTTTTAAAATAAGTTACAAAATCTATTTTTTGTTCAGCATTATCGTTGTAAGCATCTTGCATTTGTTGAACTCTTAATTCTTGCTGCAAAGGATGCATGATAAAAGAATGTGCCCATTCTGTATAATTTAATGTTTTAAAAAAAGGTATTTCATTAGCAATTACATCATATGCTACTTCGATTTTGTGTTTTTTTACACTATATAAAAAATATTTTTCAACATCTTTTAAATGATGAAGGCTTGTACATTTTTGTATTTCACCGATTCTCTCAGATAACGATTTTTTATTAAACATGTCCATAATGATATCTCACTTTATAAGAATTTATTTTTAATATACTATATTTGAATAATAAATTACAATTTTTTTGGTTAAATTAAAAATTTTTTATCAACTGCTACGGATATTTTACAATTATTAAATTCTTTTAGCATGTTTATCCAAAAGTCGGCCGACTCTTGAGTTACATGCATATTTGTGCCATTTAAGAAAAAATTCTTAGATGGCCCTGTGTTAATTGTATAAAAGATGTGAGTACTTTCATTGGAAAAATCTTGTAACTCTTTTAGAATTTTTGATATTTCAATTTTTGAAAAAAATTCTAATACATTAGAACAAATTATAATATCAAATTTTGAATTTAATTTTTTAGAAAATGCTTCATTTCTAGGATCATATCTATGAAACGATTGAATTTTGGGCCCGAGAATTTCAAATAAATTTTGCCTTTTTTGACCTATTATTGATTCGTGCCATATAGATGATGATCCGCACCCGTAATCTAACAAAGTTACTGATTTTTTATCTTTTAACTCTAATAAAATTTTATCTAATAATAATTTAATTCCAGAACCATCAAATATAGGAAAATCATTTAATGTAATTTTTTTTCCGTGTCTGATAAATCTTCCATTATTAAAAATTTTTTTATACTCTTCTAAATAATCCATAAGCTTAATTAAGATACACTATTTAACTAACCTTAAAAATTATACGATATAAAATGAAGTTTCTATACTAGTTGTCCAACTTGTATTTGTACTTACAGAAGTAGTCCATGAAGTAGTCCATGATGTGGATGTACTTACTGAAGTAGTCCATGAAGTACTTGTACTTACAGAAGTAGACCACGAAGTAGTCCATGAAGTACTTGTACTTCTCGAAGTCGTAACAGAAGTAGTCCACGAAGTACTTGTACTAACTGAAGTCGACCATGAAGTACTAGTACTAACAGATGTAGTCCATGAAGTGGTCCACGATGTTGATGTACTAACTGATGTAGACCAACTTGTACTTGTACTTACTGACGTTGACCATGAAGTACCTGTACTTACAGAAGTGGACCACGAAGTAGTCCATGAAGTACTTGTACTTACTGAAGTTGTAACGGAGGTAGTCCATGAAGTACTTGTACTTACAGAAGTTGACCATGAAGTACCTGTACTTACAGAAGTAGACCATGAAGTAGTCCATGAAGTACTTGTACTTACAGAAGTTGTAACTGATGTAGTCCATGAAGTTGAAGTGCTAACAGCAGTTGTCCAACTTGTACTTGTACTTACAGAAGTATTCCATGAAGTAGTCCATGATGTACTTGTACTTACTGAAGTTGTAACGGAGGTAGTCCAACTTGTGCTTGTACTTACAGAGGTCGTCCAACTTGTACCTGTACTTACTGCTGTAGTCCACGAAGTAGTCCATGAAGTACTAGTACTTACTGAAGTTGTAACGGAGGTAGTCCATGAAGTACTAGTACTTACAGAAGTAGACCAAGAAGTACTTGTACTTACAGAAGTAGACCATGAAGTACTTGTACTTACAGAAGTTGATACAGAAGTGGTCCACGATGTGCTTGTACTTACAGCAGTTGTCCAACTTGTACTTGTACTTACAGAAGTTGACCACGAAGTAGTCCAAGTAGTCGAAGTACTTCTTGAAGTTGTAACTGATGTAGTCCAACTTGTACTTGTACTAACTGAAGTTGACCACGATGTACCTGTACTTACTGCTGTAGTCCACGAAGTAGTCCATGAAGTACTTGTACTTACTGAAGTTGTAACGGAGGTAGTCCATGAAGTACTTGTACTAACTGAAGTTGACCATGAAGTACTTGTACTTACAGAAGTATTCCATGAAGTAGTCCATGAAGTACTTGTACTTCTTGAAGTTGTAACTGATGTGGTCCAACTTGTGCTTGTACTTACAGAAGTCGACCACGATGTACTTGTACTTACAGAAGTAGACCATGAAGTAGTCCATGAAGTACTTGTACTAACTGATGTTGATACAGAAGTTGACCATGAAGTTGAAGTGCTAACAGACGTAGTCCATGAAGTAGTCCAACTTGTACTTGTACTTCTTGAAGTTGTAACTGATGTAGTCCAACTTGTGCTTGTACTTACAGAAGTTGACCATGAAGTACCTGTACTTACTGCTGTAGTCCACGAAGTAGTCCATGAAGTACTTGTACTAACTGATGTTGATACTGAAGTAGTCCACGAAGTACTTGTACTTACAGAAGTTGACCACGAAGTAGTCCAAGTAGTTGAAGTACTTCTTGAAGTTGTAACTGATGTAGTCCAACTTGTACTTGTACTTACAGAAGTTGACCAACTTGTACCTGTACTTACTGCTGTGGTCCATGA